CGCTCGCATCCCTCTCCAAAACAGTCCAAACTGGTGCAAAACGGACATACACAGTCCAAGCCAATGACAGATTCACCCTTTACGATCCAATCTAATCCAGACGCTTCGGGGGGCAACTAAAAATGACCCTTCTTGGCGCAGTTAAGCCTCGTTTACATAACCAGTTATGGACAGGTGCTACTCGTGGGCATGAGGTGGCTAAACTCGCTGAGGATGTTGGGATTCCGCTACTCGAATGGCAGCGATTAGTGATGGATGATCTCTGCGCAGTCGATGAGAACGGGAAATTCGTACGAAAGACAGGATTACTGATAATTGCACGTCAGAACGGCAAAACTCACCTTGCGCGTATGCGTATACTTGCTGGGCTGTTTATTTTCGGTGAGAAGAACATTGTGTCAATGTCGTCAAATCGAGGGATGGCGATTGACACTTTCCTAAAGGTAGTCGATGTAATCGAGAGCCACGACTTCCTTAAAAGTCAGGTAAAGCAGATCAGATACGCGAATGGGCAGGAATCCGTTACTCTCCTCAACGGTGCTAAGTTCGAGATCGTGGCAGCTACTCGCGACGGGTCACGCGGTAAGACTGCCGATCTGCTTTACATTGACGAATTACGAGAAATTAGCGATGAAGCATATACAGCTGCAAAGCCAGTAACTCGCGCACGTGCCAATTCACAAGTGTTAATGACTTCCAACGCAGGAGACGCGTATTCCACAGTATTGAATGAGCTAAGAGAACGGGCGTTATCCTATCCGCCCGTTTCTCTTGGGTATTGGGAGTATTCGGCTGAACCATATTGCAAACTCAATGATCGAGCGCAATGGACTTTAGCCAATCCTTCACTTGGACACTTAATCAGCGAAGAAGATATTGCTGAGGCAATTGCAACCTCTAGCGTAGAAGCAACGCGCACCGAGACGCTCTGTCAATGGATTGACAGCCTCACCAGCCCGTTCCCGTATCGCGCTTTCGAGGATTTAACCGAGCAGGGACTCGAATTAAGCGCAGGGGTAGGATTAACCTTCTTCGGTATAGATATTGCGCCTTCCAGACGGCAAGCAAGCCTTGTAATAGGGATGCTCATGCAAGATGGTCGAATCGGTGTCGGCATAGCTGAGCAATGGATTTCGGAAGTCTCGGTTGATGATCTAACCATCGCTAATGGCGCGGTGAAATGGGCGAAAATCTATAAACCGCAGAAAATCCTCTTTGATAAGTATTCAACCGCCAATATCGCTAAACGCCTAGAGCAGACTGGTTACCGAGTCCAAGATATGTCAGGTCAGGTGTTTTATCAGGCATGTTCTGAGCTGTACGACTCGATCGTGGCAAAAAGGTTGGTTCACAATGGGCAAGATGCGCTGGTCGCTGCTATAAATAACTGTGCTGCTAAAACCAATGATGCTGGCTGGCGAATAGTTCGACGAAAGTCGGCTGGTGATGTTTCAGCTGCTATCGGATTAGCGATGGTAGTCCACGAGTTAGTAATTCCGACACCAAAACCACAAATCTTTATTTAATGTCCGTTTTAGGGTATAATATACCTAATGGGACTATTTGACGCATTTGTACCTAATCTCCTCAAAGCCGAAGCCAAGCCACAAGTAATTTCGGATAACTACGCTTACTACATTCCTACTTTCGCCTCGCCCGTAACACGTTCGGAAGCGATGGCGGTTGCTTCGGTGGCAAAGTGCCGCAATCTAATCGCAAACACAATCGCAGCTTTGCCATTCGAGCTTTATCGTAAATCTAGTGGTGAAAGACTTGCTCGCCCATTATGGATGGAACAACCATCAAAGAATCAGGCTAAAGGCGTAACGATTGCGCTCACGGTTGATTCGTTAATCTTTTACGGCGTTGCTTACTGGCAAGTTACAGAAATTTATGCAGATGATGGTCGCCCTGCTCGCTTTGAATGGATTTCACCTACTCGCGTTACTGTCAATGTTAATGCGACTGCGACTTTGGTAGATTCTTATGCAATCGACGGCAAACCAGTCCCGATGGATGGACTTGGTTCGTTAATTACTTTCCAGAGTCTAACTGATCCGATTCTTCAAGCTGGTGCGCAGGTAATACGTTCTGCTTATGACATACAAAAGGCATCGGCTGTGTCTGCCAATACCCCAATACCTTCAGGCGTTCTAAAAAACAATGGGGCTGATCTAGCAGAATCTGAAGTACAGTCACTCCTTGCAAAATGGAAAGAGTCTCGCAGTAGAGGCAGTACGGCTTATCTGACTTCGACTCTGGAGTATCAGCCAACTTCATTTTCTCCTAAGGACATGGGCTATAAAGACATGCTCATGGCTAATTCTACTCAAATTGCAAGATTGTTCAATGTTCCTGCTTATTATCTTTCAGCTGATGAGACAACCAGCATGACATATTCAAACGTTCAAGATGAGCGCAAGCAATTCGTGGCATTAACACTTCAACCGTGGATTACTGCTATTGAAGATCGACTCTCAATGAACGATATTACAAATTCACAGAACTACGTTCGCTTTGAACTTGACGACACTTTCCTACGCTCTGACACTCTCGAAAGATTAACTGCAATTGAGAAGATGTTAGCAATGGGATTGATCTCGGTTGAAGAAGCACGAGCAATGGAAGAAATGACACCAGAAAGCGGGGCTAATAATGCGCCTAACGTTCAGTAGCGACATTGAGGCGATGGATAATGCTCGCCGCACTATCTCAGGAAAAATCCTGCCATTCGGAAACGAAGTAGGTCACACCAATGTCGGCAAAGTCGTCTTTGAAGATGGCTCTGTCCAATACGACGATGCAAAGAAAGTAAAGTTTTTATTAGAGCATGATGCCAAGAAGCCTCTTGGTCGTGCTGTAAATATCGAAGCAGCTGATGGCGCGCTTTATGCGACATTCAAGGTTGCTAACACCACACGCGGTAATGATGCACTCATTGAGGCATCAGAGAATCTTCGCAGCGGCTTGTCCGTTGGCGTTGAGGTTCTTGATTCAAAGAATGTCGGAAACGTGATTCACGTTCTCGCCGCCCGACTCGAAGAAGTCTCCTTAGTTTCCTCTGCCGCTTTCAAGAGCGCAGCTGTTACTGAGGTAGCTGCTTCCGAAGCACCTGCTGAGGAAGTTAAAGAAGAAATCACTACTAATGAAAGCGAGGCACTCGTGGAGAACACTCCTGAGTCCGTTGCGCCTGAGGCAGTAGAAACCCCTGCGGTAGAAGCCTCGCGCCCAACAGTTTCCGTCTCAGCTGCATACACAAAGCCAATCATCAACGTAACAAATGAAGCATACCTAGAGAACACCGTTAAAGCGGCTCTCGGTGATGATTCAGCTCGTCAATGGCTTCGTGCAGCATCAGACACCGATACAACCGATGTTGCTGGTCTCGTACCAACACGTCAATTGACAGAAATCATCAATGGCAAGACAACAGCAGTTCGCCCAACCATTGACGCAATCAGCTCTGGAGTTCTTCCTGATGCTGGTCTCAAATTCCAAATCCCACGCGTTAAGACTGCTCCAGTTGTTACAGCTGGCGTTGCAGAAGGTGGAGCATTTGGTGATACTCAGGTTGAAATCGAATATGTAGATGTCGACGTTAAGAAGGCTGCTGGCATGCAGTTATTCGACGTTGAAGTTCTCGATCGTACTTCACCTGCGTTTTTCGCAGAATTGCAATCACTCATGGCTGATGCTTACGCAAAGTCAACCAACGCAGCAGCAGTTTCCGCAATTCAGACTGGCGCAACAGCTGATGGAACTGCAATCACACTTCCTTGGGATGGCGCAGAAATGGCTGGCTTCATCGCTCGCGCTTCTGACAGCATTTATTCCAACACATTGAAGTTCGCACAAGCAGTAATCGTTTCTCCAACACAATGGAGCAACATTATGGGAATGGTTGATTCTTCAAACCGCCCATTGTTCGTAGCTTCACAGCCACAAAACGCAGCAGGTTCAGTTTCACAATCACTTCGTGGATCACTCCTCGGACTTGATCTCTATGTTGACTACACTCTCACAGGCGTAGCAGATGGATCACTAATTGTTGTAAACCGCGACTGCTACACATGGTACGAATCACCACGACTACAACTCCGCGCTGACAAAGTCGGAACAGGCAAGGTTGAAGTTGGCTACTACGGCTACTACGCAATTGCGACAAAGATCGCAGCTGGCGCGTTCAAGTTCAATAACGCAGCTTAGTTAGCAATAACGTTAAGGGAGCTGTTCGAGGCTCGGCGGCTCCCTTAATCTAAGAAAGGAATTATGGCAGCGACATACGTTACAAAAGCCGAATTGAGACTTGCTCTCGGCATAGGTGACCTATACACGGACTCAGTAGTCGAAGAAGTCTGTCAAGCTGCCGAAAACATTATCAAAGGAAAATTGGCTTTTAACAAAGTCTCAGTTGTTGCTTATTCAGCAAGCGGAACAACTGGCACAATTTATTTCAATCAATCTGTCATCGATCGCTTTTATGTAGGTCAAACAATTACAGTAGATTTAGTCGCCGCACATTTCAACGGCTCACAAACTTTAACTGTCGTGAATCCCTATGACGTTTCATTCGTAAATGCACAAATCACGACCACCACTAAACATATTATTGTTCCTTACGGATACGCTTTAGTCGCTGGACAAATCGATTACGCAACTGTTCCTGAAATTCGCGAAGCGTCACTTATGGTTGCTGTTGACATCTGGCAGGCTCGCCAAGCATCAAACGCTGGCGGGATTTCACCTGATTTTTCTCCATCACCTTATCGCATGGGCAATACGCTCATGGCGCGTGTTAGAGGCTTGATTGCGGACTACCTAGCAGCAGGGGGCTTGGTTGGATGACGGCGATCACCACCTTACGCACCACGCTAGCAACTGCGCTGGTAGATAACACGCGATGGCAGGTGTTTTCCTTCCCACCTGCCACGCCAATTGCTAACTCAGTAATTATTCAGCCAGATGATCCTTACATTGAGCCAACCAATAACAACAACAACATTGCGCCGTTAGCTCATTTCAAGGTAGTCATTATTGTCCCTATGTTCGACAATCAAGGAAACCTGAACGGCATCGAAGATCACGCCGTCGCCGTATTTTCTAAACTTGCTGCATCAAATCTCAAAGTGAATATCGGATCGGTGAGCGCGCCTTCCGTTATGACTACCGTCGCTGGCGAGATGTTAAGCAGCGAGATTGCAATCTCAATTCTTACGACATGGAGTTAACATGGAAGAACTATCAGCAGAAGAATTGGCATTTCGCATCAAAATCGGGCAGATCAAGCCAGAAGATGCTAAGCCAGTAAAACCAACTACAAAGAAAGATGAGGAATAGCGATGGCTGTTTTCCTAAACAACAAAGTCGGCGTTAAGGTTAATAGCGTCGATCTATCCGACCACGTTTCAGCTGTAACCATCAACCGTTCATTCGATGAACTTGAAGTAACAGCAATGGGTGACACAGGTCACAAATTCGTTAAGGGATTGGAAGCTTCAAGCATCACAATTTCCTTCTTCAACGACACAGCAGCAGCGAACGTTCTCGCAACACTTCAAGCAGCATGGGGAACTTCGGTCAACGTAGTTCTTCTTCAAGATAAGGCTTCGGCTGTTGGTGCGACCAATCCGCTTTACACAGCTTCCTGCTTGATTAACAACACCACAGACATCAACGGCTCTGTTGCTGATCTTGGCACACAAGACGTGACATGGACTGTAAATGGTGCTATAACTGTTGCTACAACAGGCACATTCTAAGGAGTAACAATGGCGAGCCTCAAAATTACGACGAGCACAGGGGAAGTCACGACACACAAGATAACCCCTGTGATCGAATACCGTTTCGAGCAGCAATTCAAAGGTGGATTCCACAAAGTATTTCGCGACCAAGAGCGTCAAGAACACGTTTACTGGTTGGCATGGGAATGTCTGCGAAGTTCTGGCGTGACGGTAAAACCATTCGGTGAGGAATTTCTTGCAACTTTGGCTGAGGTCGAAGTTATCGGAGACGAACTCCCAAATGGGTAACGGCGGACTCTGTAACCTATCTGATAGCTCAGCTAGTAGTTAGGACAGGGATACCGCCTAAGGATTGGCTAGACATGGATGAATCTATGTTCAAAGCCATTCTCGCAGTTATTAAGAAGCAAGCGAAAGAGGCGGAGCAAAGTGCCAGTAAACGTCGAAGGACTCGCTGAAACTCGACGCGCTCTCAAAAAATTCGCACCTGATCTCTATAAGGAAATGAATAAAGAGATTAGAACCGCATTACAGGTTGTCGTTAAAGATGCTCGTAAAGATGTACCTAATTCAATTCCTAACTTAAGAAATTGGGATGACACAGTACGCAAGTCACGTACTAGTCGAGATCGAGCGTTTCCTGCTTACAGTCCAACGGTAATTCGTCGAGGCTTAACTTATTCAGTCGGTGGCGGCAAAACTTCGCCTAACGGATTCAAAGCGTTCTATCAGTTGCTCAATAAGTCCGCAGCTGGCGCAATCGTCGAAACGGCTGGCTCTGTTTCGGGTTACAAAACGTCAACACGTTCACAGAGTAACAACCCTAAGGCTGGCGCACACTTCAATCTTGCAATCAATAACAGCGTTGGCGCACTAAAGAAGGCTGGAAATCGCACAGGTCGCCTTCTGGTAGCCGCTTACGACAGAGATCAAGGAAAGACGCTAGACGCAGTATTTAAGTCAATAGACAAGGCTACAAGGGCATTTAAGACACGAACTGACGCGATAGGTAGGGCAGCATGACAGTCAGAATACCGATAGTCACAGATTACA